CGAACAGGTGCCCGTCCTGCGTCGGCACGATCAGCAGGATCTCGCCGAAGGTGTCCATCGACCACCGGTCGCCCATCAGGGCGGCGATGTCCTGCGGGCCTACGTCGCTGGCGTCTCTCGCCGTGCCGTAGGTGCTTTCGCCGTAGTCCGCGAGGCCGTAGCCCACTCGGGCGCCTGGCGGCTCCAGCGGCCCTACGCCCACCGGGGTGATGTCAAAAAGCGTCTGGGTGTCGAACTTGTAGGCGTACAGCTTGTCGTCGGTGCCGAACGCCGCCCATTTGATATTGCTGTTGTCGTGCCACTTCAGAATGTCGCGCGCCAGCGTTGCGGTGCCGGTGTTGGGCTGGATGGCCCACCCACCGATCGGCTGCGCCTGCCCCTGGCGAAACCGCACGCCATTCGAGTCGAACCACCGGCCCGCCGATGCCGCTGGCGTGGCACCTCGGAAGATGCCCGGTGGCGGCGCCTGCAGGACGCGCTGGATGGGCATGTCAGTGCCTGCCCCTCGACGGTGCGGCGAGGTGTCGCGTCGGTCCTGCGCCCGCCGCAGCGCCGGTGATGCTGCGGCTGGAGGCCTGTGAACCCGCGTATATTATTTTCGTCACCACGACGACCGGCGCCATGATGTCGAACCAAGTGCCAGAACCGAGCGTGATGGTGTGCTGATGACTGCCGGCGCCATCGGTGTAGAGGCTGTGCGCGTGATCGCCGACCGCGCTGATGTTGTGGCTGTGACTGCCATCGGCATAGATGCCGTGCAGGTGCGTGTTGCTTGCGCCATACGTCTGGATGTTGTGCGAGTGAGTGCCAGACACGTCGGTTGTGTATGAACCGTCGCCGAAGAAATTGGACATGACACTGAACCCGCCACCCGACGTGCCGGCCCCTTGATTTGGCAGCGTAATACGATGGTCATGGGCGCCCTGCCCGTCCGTGTAGCCGGTATGCGAGTGGTCGACGTTGTTGTTTTGCGTCCCGCCAAAGTGGTTGTGGTAGCCCTGCACGTCGGTGCTGTGTGCGTGTGTGCCTGCGCCGTAGGTCGCGCCGGTATGCCCGTGCCAGCCCTGCACGTCCGTGGCAATGGCGACCGCCGGCAGGTAGGTCTGCGCGATCGGGCGCGCCACCGCGCCACGGATCTGCGCGAAGGTGAACGCCACTGTGGCACCGGTCTCGTCGATGACATTGCCCGGCCCCACCGATGCGCGCCCCGATGTCGGAGGCAGCTTGAACGTGGTGGAGCCGTCTCCCGCGCCCCAGATCGTGCCGATGACGGCGAACAGCTGCGAGTAGGTGGTTCTTGAGATCAGACGCCCATCGCAAATCAGCCACCCATCCGGCGCAGCCGCTCCGGCAAAGTCGAGCACCGCGCCGATCGGCATGGCCATGGACACGAACTCATCGAGCACGTCCAGGTCTTCGTTGAGCTTGGTACCCCACGTATCTCGCGAGGCTCCAATTTCGGGCTTAACGAGCCCGAGGGACAGAGTGTAAGTATCTGGCACGGCGTCGCTCCTTACGTGTCGGCGCTGTCGTCGGTGAGCTTGCAGTAGTTATTGGCGACCACTGGCACGCAGAACCGGAAGCCCATGGGGCCGAGGCCAGTCCAGCCATACTTGCGCCCGACGCGTCGGCGCCAGTCGGTGCGGTAGCCGGTGCCGGGTGCTGCGGCGGGACGTGGCAGCAGCGGCGTGCTGCCAGACTTGGGTATATCCAGCACGTAGTATGGCTTGCCGTCCGCTGCGACCCACTCGGGATTGCCGGTGGATGATGCGCGGATAGTGCCTGCGAGTACTGTCATGGCTGCTTCTCCTCGGTCGGTGTGTGCGGCTCTGGCGCCGGGTCCGGCTCGTTGCCCTCGGCCTGCCACGCCAGAAAGTCCTGATAGTCGCGGTTGGCCGGATCGAATGGAATGAATGCTTGGTCCCGCATGCGCTGCACGGTCTGCATCGTCATGCCAGGAAGCTGTGCGACGAGTTGGTATTCGCTTGTCATGTCAGAGGTCCGCCGAAAGTGAGTAATTGGCATTGAAAATGTAGGTGCCCACCGCCGCAGTGGTGGCGGACAGAAACACCTTCAGGCCGTCCGCCGTGATTGTTTGGCCGCTCAGGCCAGCACTTGAGTTGAGCGTAACAACTGCGGTGGGCGCCCCGCGCATGGAAACGACCAACCCTTGTCCTTGATAAACCGGAACACCGGCGGGTGCGTAGGTTCCCGCGAGTATTTGTCCGACCTGATAAAACCGTTGGCAGTTCGCCAACTCAACCTGCGGGTCGGGCTTCTCTAGCGGCGAGGCAACGCTGCCGATCTCTAGCTGCACGCCCCATAGGTTGATGACGCCGGACTGCACGGGGACGCCCCCGGACTGCGCCGTGTTGTTAGCGCCTGCCGAAAACCAGAAATACAGCGCCGTGCTGTCCCCCGCCGTGCCTAACGTCTTACCGGCAATACTTGGCAGCGCAAACGTGACACTGTATCGCGCCCATGCGGTGCCAAGGGTGACGGTCTGACCGTTAATCGTGACTGGAGCAGAGGGAGAACCACCCGCCCCGAATACCTGAACGGGAGACAGGCCAAGTTTCAGGGCAGATGTAGCGTTTGCCCAGAATGAGATCGTAACTGTCCTACCAGACAAGCGACGAACGCCCTCGATATACTGAACCAGCAGGGAATAAGCTGGCGCTGCCGCGTTGCCGGTGAACGTGTTCTGAGCGACATACGTGGCCGCTTCGTCACCAATAGCTGCGCGGTCGGCGTCCCCCAAGACAACCTGCCGGACGTTGTCGGTGTCACTGCTTACGATCAGTGTCCAGCGATCCAGCGTGTAGCCCATTGCCGTGAACGGCCCCGTCCCACGCTGCGCCACATTGAACATCGCGTTATGGATGAGATTGCGCCCGACGTTGTTGGCTGCCAGCGCGCCTGCTGCACCCACAGATGCCACGGATGCGCGCGATGTATCGGTCGGGTGGATATGATCCGCCTTCGCCCATGTCGTGCCGGCACCGACCGTCGCGGTGCCATCCATCGCAGGCGTCGTGCTAGAGGCGACGGGAACCTGCTGCAGCGGCACCGCCTGCAGCGCACTGGCGGCATTGCCAGGGAGCGTCAACGCCCCGGTCATGGTCGAGCCAGCGAGCGCCACATAGCGCGCGTCCGCCGCCGCCAGCGTCACGCCGGCATTGCGCAGGATCTGCCACACGTTAGGACCAGCAGCCCAGATGATGCGGTCGCCGTTGCCGACCGTCAGGCCAGCGATGCCTGGCACGCCCACAGGCACCACCTCGGGCGTTGCCGGATTGACCGTGGTGGCGACGTAGTTGGCGTTGCTGATGGCACCGCCAGCGCTGATGTTCGGGCTGTTGGCGGCGACGCTCCATGTGCCGAGGTAGTTGCCGGCCAGGTTGATGCTCTGGTCGACGTAGTGCTTGTTGGCAGCCTGTGGCGAGGCCGTGGGATCGGCGGCGAGCGCCAGTGCCCCGGTCATCGTGCCGCCGGCGAGCGGCAGATATGGCCCAACGCCGCTGCCCGACACGGTCCACATGGTACCGGTCCAGGTGTAGGTGACACCGTTCGAACCGGTCCAGGTGTCGTTGATCGCGGGGCCTGACGGGAAATCTAGCAATTGACCATCCTTTCCCACCGCGCCACACTAGGCGCATGCGTCAAAGACCTGAGTACAACGTCTGGTATAAAATGCTGAAGCGATGTGCCGACCCGGAGCATCACTCTTTTAAAAACTACGGTGGACGCGGGATTAAGGTTTGTGCGCGCTGGCGTGTGTTCGCCCACTTCCTCGCCGATATGGGCGAGCGACCGACTGGGCACAAATACCAGTGGACGCTTGAGCGCATCAACAATGCAAAGGGATACTCGCCCAGGAATTGCCGCTGGGCGACACGCGAAGAGCAATGCGCCAACAAGCGCAGTCATGGATGGAACAAACTGAACGAGCATGACGCCGGCACGATCCGCAGCGATCCGCGCCACTATTACGAAATAGCCAAGGACTACGACGTAACCCGGTCGATGATCGGCTACATCAAACGTGGCATCTGCTTTCCAAAGGCTAGCGGCCTCATTGTAACGCGCATGCCAGGGAGCCAAAAACTCACGCCAGAACAGGTGCGGGCTATTAGGACCGACCCACGCCGGCCATACCGCATACTCGGCGCTGCCTATGGAGTCTCCAGAAGCGCGATTAAAGCGATTATGACAGGAAAGACGTG